AAAATAATCCAACGCCGGTTCGCCGTGTATACCACAGGTGTGCCGCCCTCTTGCTTCAACGCCAACTTGCCATTGGCATAAGCCGCAACCTTCGCCAGCACCCACGCCATAATCGTCGGATGATGCTCATTCAACAGCTTCACGTCGGCCTTGTTCGCTGCCTTGCCGTTCAGGATCCCCACCTCAAAAACATTCTTGGGCGCTGCCTCATCCAGATGCACCTTCACATTGATCCACTTGTCCCTGCATTTATCCGGGCAAATGACCAGATGCCACTTTCCCCGTTTGGCCATCAGCAGGTGCTGCTGCGTCCGCAAATAGTTCCTTCGGCCATATCGCACCCCAACCTCCCCAACCTTGGGCATACGTCTCGCCATTCCATTTCCTCCTAGCCATCCAGCCTTCGGCACCATCGACCTGTTTCCCCATACGCTTCGCGGATGCATCACCCGCGACCGAAGGGAGAGCGGATGGGAGCCGAAGGCGACCTTCCGCGTCGGGTGAGGCTTCCGCATCTGCCCAACAGACCTACCTACCATTGGCAGGCTGCAAGCCGCCGACCCGCTGTATACGTTTAGTATCAGGGTGCTTCCGCCAATTACCTCCGCCAAGATTATCCTTTGTTTTCAACGCTTGGCGGAAGTAGGCGGAAGTAACTTTGGATTACCTCCGCCATTTACCTCCGCCAATTACCTCCGCCGGATTTATCCTTTGTTTTCAACGCTTGGCGGAAGTAGGCGGAAGTAGGCGGAGGTAGATTTGGGCTTACCTCCGCCATTTGGCGGAAGTACGGCGGAAGTAACTTTGCTTACCTCCGCCGCTTGCTCCCGGTTCAAGTTGGCAAATCCCCGCGCCTTACCGTTAGCCCGCGCCCTTTCATAAACGCCGGGTCGATTTTCGCGCAGAGCTTCCGTGCAGCGCTGCACAGAGCCCCAGCCCAGATCATGCGCAAGCTCAGTCAGGGTCTTGTCGCCAATGTCGCGCCCAGCAGGCGGTAGCATCGGCCCGGTGCCGGGTGACCGGGGCGGATTGTTGGTGCGGCGCTTGGGTCCCTCCTCTTTGGCCATCCGCGCTTCCGTCGCCTTCGTTTGGAGCAGGTGCGCCTTAGCGCGCTCCGACAGGGATATCTGCTGCAGCCGCCCATCGGAATAGAGATACCAGAACCGCTTGCTGCGGATGATGACGGTGCGATTATTTGCCATTGATCGCCCTTTCCGCCTTGTGAATGGCCTGCTGCACATCAGACATCAACCGCAGTGCCGCGTTGGGCTCCGTGCCGCCGTAGCCATCGTCCTCATAGTCCGCGTATTTATCCAAATATTCCGCACACTCAGACAGCACATATAATAATTCATTAATCATGTTCTGCTCCGCTTTTAATTCCTGAGACCATTTCGCCAGCGCATCACGCGCCACCCTCAAGGCTTCTTCACTTACGCGACAAGCCCGCGCCTGCCGCTCTTGCTCCTGCGCGGCAATCAACGTGTCCAGCACGTTCAATGCTTCCTTGCCCGTCATGACAGAAGGCCACTTGCTTTTGCGGCATTACGCAAATGATGCGGGGCATAACCCCAGCGCCGTGTGACCAACCCATATTCGCTGCACAGCGTCTCAAGATGCTCCTCTGACACCCGCAGCGCTGTCGCCAATTCATCATGCACGGTGAACACCTTGGCAGCTTCATTCAATATTTCACGCTCTTGGCGTGGCTGTTCATTTTTCATCGTTTTGCTCCTTAGTTGGAACCGCATTGTTAGGGCGGTATGCCCTAGAGGTCAATGTCTAATTGTCATACCATTTTGTTCTGACCGTTTCCGGGCCGCCATCCTGCAACCCGCGCAGCACCCTCAAGCCGCGCGTCTTGGCCTTGTGGTCGGCAACGCTCACCTCAATAACCTCATTTATCAGCCATGCCCCCAGCATGCGCTCAGCCAGATCCTGATCAAGGCCCCAGCGGTTAGCCATGATAGCCGCAGCATATCGCCCGTCGCGTTTGGCGTGATAATGGTTTGACCACGGGCGTTTAGCCGTCCACGCCTCACTCATCACATCCAGTATCTGCTGGCACACCATTTTGCCGGGCCAGCCTGCTTTATTGTCTTCAGCCTCTTCTGCTGCCGGCTCAGCGTACAGGCTGGTACTGCCCTTGATGTCGCCAAGCTCCACCTTCTTCAGGCGGAACCTCTGCTTCCAACCGTCAGGTGCGGATTTGATCTTCTTGGCAGTCATCTCGCCAATGTCAGACCCCTCTTCGCGGGTGATCGACAATATCGCGTCAGCAGCCCCGTCAAATACGGTGGACCCGCGCAAATTACCGTTGCGGCTGGTGTGATGGACGCCCGCCACCGTTGACCCAAAAACCTCCCGGACACGGTCGCAGGCGCTGATGAACAGCGTCATGTCCTTTTGCAGGTTTTCATCGGCACCCGGCAGCACCCTGCTGATAGTGTCCACGGTGATCAGGACCGGGGGCTCACCCAGTCTGTCGGTAATGTCCTGCACGGTCCGCATGAGCTTATCGATGTCGGCTCCGGACATGAAGTTGATGGTCTGGCGGATCAGGTAAAACGGGATGTCATCCACGCTGATACCGGTTTCTTTTTCCCACGCCATGATGCGAAGCTTCAGATCGGCCACGCCCTCGCTCGACAGCAGCACTACAGGGCCATGCTTGTTGATTTTGCGGCCCCACCATTCAGGCAGACCGGCGGCGATAGACAGGGCCATGCCAAGACTAATGAATGTTTTTCCGCAACCGGGCGGTCCAAAAATCAACAGCAGGGAATTTTCGCTGACAATGCCCTCCACCAGATATTTCGTATCTGGCAGGGCCTTGATATTGCGTATGCTCAGCGTCTCATAAAGATCAACGCCGGGTTGCGTCAGCGTCAGGACCCCGCCGTCGCCGGTCGCCTTCCCGGCGACCAACTCAAGTTTTTTTTCGGGTGCAGGTACGGCTGCCGCCTCCTTTACGCGATCAGTCCACTGCCCCATGGCAGTGTTCCACTTTTGGAAAAACAGAGATGCGCCGCGACCTTCCCGCTCCAGCAGGAGGTGGTTGGGGGTGCCCGGTTCGAACAGCCGGCTCTTGACGCTCTGATCGTATTTCGTGAACGCCTCACGCATCTCCCTTTCGGCGTCGGCATCGCTGATGAACGGGCTGACGCGATACAGATGCACGACCCTCGCCCAGATCAGGCGCGTCATGTAATCCTCGCGTCCGTCCACAATCTGGCCAAAGGCATCTGTGGCCGTCGCAGGGCTGTCTGTGCGCTCCCCACGCTCGACCTTGGTGAACTGCGACAGAAGCTCGTCAATGGCCTCTACAAGCCACAAAGGAGCCTCAGGGATAGCAATCGTCCAAGGTTCGTAACCTTTTAACCATTCATAAGACTGGCCGCTCTCATGCTTACTAGGCGGCAGCATGGCAAAGCCACCTTGGCCGCGAATGTCCACGCCCATGCTTGTCTTGTTGGTGGGCGACACCCAGCCGTCTGGAGCTTTGAACAATAGCTGCAAGCCACCGCCGCCAGTGCGCTGCGTCGGCGCATTGATCGGGACGCCACGGTTGTGGCAGTCGATCAGGTCATCCAGCCAAGCCTGAGCTTTGGGGTGGTTGTGACAGTCAACGTCAAGGACGAACACGCCACCAGACGCATTGCCGGTAATGATGCCCATGTTGGGACGGGAGCGGAATTCACCACCCCCACCAAACCAACCGTCGAACGTCTCATCGTCGGCAATTTGGTCTTCATAGTCGCGCCACTTGATAACGGGGCGCTTCCACGCCTTATCCTCGCGCGGCATCTTTGCCGGCACGACCTGAATGCCAATGCCTCTATACATTTTGGCAAAGTCAACAGGACCCGCAAAATCGTAATCGAATTGAATATTTTCCACGGCAAGCCTCTGATAAATAGGTATTTAGGAAAGCTTCGCCCCATAATATGCGATGAGGGCAGCGTCAGATCGACCATCGTCCTTTTTGCGCTGAAACAGATCGACCTGCGCAGGAAAAAGCTGCATCGCCCTTTCCCGGCTTCCGTCTTTGCCTGCGCGTTGGCCAACGGCCCTCTGCCACGCCTGAGGCGTCACAAAAGTCGTGGGGATATCATATGCAGCTAGGATGCCCTCCACAATCCCCGTTGATCGGCCAAAGCTGAAAACAGACGTCACGCCCTGACCGGGCATGGCGTTGACCCGCTCAACAAAGGCTCCCTTGATCGTCGTGCCTGCAAGAAGGTTGGCCAGCGCCTGAGCGCTGACCTCCCTCTTCGTCTTGCCGTTGCGGACAAGCTCCATCACCGGCATGTCGAACACCTCAACGGTCTGCTCCGACGTGTCGTAAAGCGCCAGCGCTCCGCTCAGGCCGGGGTCGATGCCAAGAATAATCATTTAAACAAATCTCCTTGGTCTTTCACCTCACCCCACCAATCACCAACAATCACCAAAGCCTC